ATCTCTTACATAGAGGCAGTAGTAACTTACTGTCAAGAAAATGAAATCGAATTGGAGACAGTACCTAAACTGGTATCGAAACCATTGAAAGAACGATTAAAGCATGAAGCACAGCGACTTAATTATATGAAAGCATCTTCTAAAGGAGTATTACCTTTATGACACAAGGAACTTTTTTTAAGTCAGAACAAGTACAAGAAAATCTCCATGATATTTTCAATACATATCAGGAGATTGCTGCTGTGACTGCTGCTCTTCCTAAGATGAATAAGGAGGAGAAGTTAGCACACATTAATAAATGCAAGGGTCTTATTGATAAACAGAAGACCTTTTATACTAGGCTGCGTCTATCATCTACAACAGGTGATGCAGAAGCAGCAGATATGAAGACGAGAATCGATGCACTGTCCCAAGCGTTTGGATACCAGACCTTAGTGGACTGTATGGATGCTATGATTGTAACCCTTGACAAGGCTTGGAAACAAGAACAATCACGTTGACATCTTATAAATAGTATGCTACGATCACACAGTAGCAATAATACACACAATACGGAGAATACAATTATGTCTTTTGCCTCACTTAAGAAGGCTTCCTCTGCAGGAAATACCTTCGCCAAGTTAACACAAGAGATTGAAAAGTTAAACCAACCTCAGACCACAGGTGCTGATGAGCGTCTATGGAAACCTGAGTTAGATAAATCAGGTAACGGTTACGCAGTAATTCGTTTCCTTCCTGCTCCAGACGGAGAGGACATGCCTTGGGCAAAGATCTGGTCGCACTCATTTAAGGGGCCAGGAGGTCAGTGGTACATCGAGAACTCACTTACTACAGTTGGTAAGGATGATCCCGTTGGAGAACTGAACAGAGAATTATGGAACAGTGGACGTGAGTCTGATAAGGCAACTGCCAGAGCACAGAAGAGGAAACTCTCTTACTACTCTAACATCTATGTTGTTTCAGATCCTGCTCATCCAGAAAATGAAGGAAGAGTATTCCTTTACAAGTATGGTAAGAAGATCTTTGATAAGATAGTTGAAGCAATGCAACCTGCTTTTGCAGATGAGTCTCCATTAGATCCTTTCAATCTATGGAAGGGTGCAAACTTTAAGGTTAAGATCCGTAAAGTTGATGGATATTGGAACTATGATAAGTCAGAGTTCGCTACACCTGAAACGTTAGGTGGTTTTGATGATGATCAGTTGGAAGAGATTTGGAAGAAGTCTTACTCACTTTCTGAGTTTGAATCTGCCAAGAACTTTAAGTCCTATGAGGATCTTAAGAAGCGTTTAAGTACTGTACTTGGTGGTGCACCCACTCGTACAGCACCTGTTGTTGATGAGAGTCAAGAAGAGGTTAGACCTGCCAACTGGGGTAAAGAAGTCAGTGATTTTAGAGAGAAAGCAGTCGCTTCCTCACCAGTAAATGCTGAAAAGGATACTTTATCTTACTTTGCTTCCTTAGCAGAAGAAGACTGATAGGAAACTGTCACATGGGGGGTTTCAAACCCCCCTTTTTTATGCTATAATTAATACATAATAAAAAAGGACTTATGAAACTAACAGCATTATTGATAGTACCATTCTTAGTTTCTCCAGTTCAAGCATCAGAGAACATTGGAGAGAGTAGTAATGCTGACGCATATCGGGATGCACAACCCGTAACGAACGTAAGGCATTCACAAGACAATTGGTTTACAAAAACATACAATCCACCTGAAGGATCGTACAGACCGTACAGACGGTATAGAACAAGTAATAGTTATCAACCAGGATATTCTTCATCCAGTACATGTACAAGAAAAGAGTACAGAGAAGAGTATATTCCTGGTACATCATATAGACCAGGATATGTTAAGTCTTGGCATGATGAAGTTGAAGTACCATGTAATAGAACAAGAACTACTGTAATACGTGAGAGAACACCGTCACCTGATGGTAACGAGTGTCAAGAAGGAGCAATCCTTGGTGGTATATTAGGAGGAGGTGCTGGTGCAGCACTATCTCAAGGTGATGGACGTTGGTGGGCAATACCTTTAGGTATCGTTGGAGGTTCAATCATCGGTTGTGATATTGATGGTGGATGATGGACAAACATGATATACCATTTCTAGGAGATTTTTATACTAAATCTGAAGTAGATAAGATGGTTGCTGATGCATTAGCAGAAGCAAAAGCGATAGATGAAGCATCGATGCGTAAGCATAATCGTGAGGCAACTATCATTAGTATGATTCTTGGGTTTACTTGTTTGGCATTATTTGTAGATGGATTACTTCGTATACTTGGTATCATTCCACCATTCGCAGGTCTTGATGTTAATATCATCGATCAGATTGTGGAGAAAGTTGAACAAGATGTAATACCACAGGTAGAAAAGTATAAATCATATATACCGAAGATATGAATCCCATTACGGACATGTTGTTTACAATTATTTGGTTTGGTCTATTAGTATGGGCTATTAGGTCGATGGCAAGAGGTTGGAATATGATATTACAACCAAGAAGTAATGATGTTAGGATGGATGTAAAGACAAGGCAGGTAACGAAAGTACCTCATCCAGAGATGGTAGATGTAGAGCAGGGTGATGAACTTCTAGTTGTAAACTTCACACCTGATGCTGAGTTTAATAAGAGAGTAAAAGAATCTGATAGTTTTTTATCACAATCATTAAAGGATAGGATTGATGAATTAGATGATCCTTGGGATGATGATGATGACGGTGATATCCCTGCTATAATAAAAAGATAGTTTAAGCAAAACTTAAATCATTATAAAAAAACCCTCTTTTATGAGGGTTTCGTTATAAAATACTGTGTAGAATTCAACACAATACATGTCAGGAGACAATTTTCATGGGGATCAACCCCCTATTTTTTATTCAAAAGCAGGTAAACGTACACTACAGACTACAATGTGCGAAGCATCAGTTGCAATGGATGAAATTAAGGAGTCGAGATGGCAGAATACTAATTACATCCTAGAGATAGAAAGTTTATTTGTTAACTCAAGGTACAGAACAGGCAGCCCCATGCAAGAGTAAGAGGGGTCATATATTATTCGACTTTTGATTCCCAGGAAACGGCAAAAAAAACTCGGCATATTTTTTGGTCAAAAAGGTTTTTTAGTAACCTCCACTAGAAGAACCAGAGGATCCAGATGATGAAGAAGAACTACTGGTTGATGAAGATGTAGTTGTAGTAGTAGATGATGAAGTTGTAGTTGTTGTAGTAGTTGTTGTCGTTGCTACTCCTGCTGCAAGATTTACGCTAACTGAACTAGGACCATTATCATATGACGTTACGGTACCTGTATTATCTCCGACATTAACACTACCAGCAACATATCCAGTAATATCTAAGAACCTCGCTGCTACGCTCATCGGGGTTTTTTTATTGTTAAATTCGTCTAATTCTTGATGAGGTTCATATGCTACTAAATCTTCAAATTCGTTTGTTATAAGATCAACCATAGTAGGTCCAGGTATTCTTATCATTCGTTTTATCTCATTTAAGTTATATTCATATTCATAGTTACTTACAGGATAGATAGAATCTACTTCTGACTTTGTTGTTCCATCTGGCAATACTGTTCTAAATGTACTATTAACCTCAATACCCTTTTTCATGAAAACTACGTTATTATAGAGAACTTCTTGAGTTTCGTGATGATGGAGATCATCAGGATCATCGTATTTTTCAGCACATATGGTTTGAAGTGTAGGTATGGTTACAGGCCATTCCTTATACATATCGGTTATATTGTTTGCTAACAAAAGAACCCAATCCATGAATGGATCGTCAAAAAACCTTCCTGCTAGTGATGAAGGTGTTTCGCCATCTGCTATAATATAAGTTTCAAAACTATTAATGAATTGTTCAAGATCTGGTCTTACTTTAACCCTTCTGAAGATATTTTTGACTAGACGGTATTTGAAGGATTCATCTTCGTTGATGCCTTCTCCTACGTATACATTTGGTAAATAATCGAAAAATTTCATTAGAATCCGTTTTGCATGTCTGCTTGAGAGATAAGTCTTGTTTCGACGAATTGAAGACCTACTTGTAATGCTGGAACTTGTATCATACTTCCATCAAATCGTTTAAATGCTGTATATTGGTTGTCGGGTGTATAATTGATTGACAAACCAGTACAGAATGATGGATGCATTCTATAGTGCATTGTTGCACTATTACCACTACTACCATTTGCAGGATTGTACCATGTAGCATCACTTTCAGATGCTCTTACAAATTTCATTTCAAAATGATCTGGAATTTGGAAGAATCTTTTATTATATCCCCATGAACTAGAATTATCAAACAAGTCAGCTGCCTTTTTAACTGCTGCTTGCTCTTTTATTTTATCTTTCAATTCACCAGTCACTTCACCTTCATCTGTTACAAAACTTTTCTTTATACCAGTTAATATATCAAAGTCACCGCCTGTTTCTGCTGCACTACCAACTTTAGGAGCCATCCCCGTTTTAATGAATTTTATAATATTGTAAATTTCTCTTGCTTCGTCTGGATTACGAGAAACCATTTTAAAGTTAAATGAATGGGTTCTAAATCCCATTGTCTGGAATATTTGTTCACTAAATGGGTTAAATACTCTTCCTTTACTTAATGCTTGTATAGTATTGGCATCCATTTGACCTCTTAGTCCCATAAAACCGCCAAGAGAATTTAATACACCAGCAACACCAGCATTAGTAAATTCTGGTAATGCTGCTTTTGCAGCACCTTGAACAATCTCCGCTAAATCTTCTGTCTTCATACTTCCTGTAATTGCTTCTAATGCAGAAATACCAGCAAGACCAGCATCAACTTTACTATAACCTGCTTGATATGCTGTAGATAGTTGAGGTGGCATAGAAATATATGCTATGTCAGGTTTATACTCCTTTTCAAGTCCTTGTTCAGGAACATTCATCCCATAATATTGTTTAGTGGTGTTCGCATATTTCATTCTTGCTCTTTTAAAGCATATATAATCTACTGCTTCAGTTGGAGCATCGGTTATATTGTCACCATCAGCATCTGAAACGGGCACTCTATATGGATATCTGAAAATACTCAACTTTTCTACCTAAATACTATGTGACCTCTATGTATTTATGCGTTATCAAGGTAAGTATCGTGTAAGATTTCCTCGGAAATACAAAGGCGACCCTCATAATGTAATATACCGTTCGTCATGGGAATATAAATTCATGAAATGGTGTGAAAGTACCCCTTCAGTTCTTGAATGGGGTAGTGAGGAGATTGCTATTCCTTATATTAGTCCTGTTGATGGTAGAAGTCATCGATATTTCCCTGATTTTTACGTAAAAATCGGTAAAAAGAAATATATAGTTGAAGTTAAACCATTTAGACAAACACAGGAACCAAAGACCCAAAAAAGACATACCAAGAGATATATTACTGAAGTTTTGACTTGGGGTGTTAATAAGGCAAAATGGAAAGCAGCAAGAAAATTTTGTGATACCCATAGTTGGGAATTTATGCTAATTACCGAAAAGGAACTTAAAATTTAAAGTTATGATAGGAGCAATTGTTTCAGCAATAGGAAAATTTATTGGTACTGCCTTACTGGACGCAGGAGCTGTTTCTGGTGGTGATAATGGTATACCAGATAAAGATACTGCTGCATACCCATCTTTGCAAAATTTTATTTCTTTTGCAAAAGAAGAAGAAAATCATCCTAGTTATGGCAACTTATTTTCGGTGCAGTTAGCATCACCTAGAATAATGAGGACTTACTTTAATAGTACTATATTCAATACTGAAACTGGTGATCTTAGACATTTATTGAATTATTATGCTAATAACCTAAGTCTTCCTACAAAACAAATAACAACAGGACAAGTACTTAATGTAGGTGCTGCCTATAAGTATGCTACTGGTTCTGCTTTTAGTCAGGTAAATGTAAACTTTATGATGCCACGATCTCAATTAACAAGAACATTCTTTGAGAAATGGGCAAGTATAATGGCAAATGATGCTAATCAATATACAGAATTTTATGATGATTATGTTTCTCCTAGAATGAGAATTTATAAATGGGAAAGAGGTGGTGGAGATCTTGCTGCATATAATGATACTACTTTATCTGCTATTAGAGCAAATCCAGGTGTTGACTGGGCTCTTGCAAGACAATATAAAGTTACTGCTTGTTGGGAACTAAGAAATATATTCCCATATAATATTGGAACGATACAACTAAATAACAACGCAGCAAACGTTACTAATTTAACCGTAGCATTTTATTATGAAAGGTATAGATTTTATCCAGAGAATACTTTCGATGATAATGGTATAACTAATACTATTACTATACCACCTGATAACTATTGGGATGGTGATACTTCACAATCAATATCAAATAATCTTGTTAACATGGTTGTTAGGAACTAGACCTAAATAATTATACTGAATTGAATTTTTATGGCATTACCTAAATTAAGTGCACCTAAGTACAAATTGAAACTACCTTCTGATGGTAGAACTGTAAACTACAGACCATTTCTTGTTAAAGAAGAAAAATTACTTCTTCTAGCAACTGAAACAGGTGAACAAGCAGATCTTATAACTGCTATCAAAGATATTATTGCAGCATGTACTGATATCAAAGATATTGAAAAATTATCTACATTTGATATTGAATTTGTTTTCCTTCAAATTCGTACCAAATCTGTTGGTGAATCTGTAGATCTAAATGTAACTTGTCCTGATGATGGTGAAACTCAAGTAGAAGTTTCTATTCCTTTGGCTGATATTAAAGTCGTTAAGACTAAAGGTCATAAAAAGGATATTAAATTAACTGATGAAGTAATGATTAGTATGGGGTATCCTAGTTTAGATACTTTCGTGAAAATGAATTTTACTGATGAAGAGGCTAATGTAGAACAGATTTTTGAAATGGCAGCTAGTTGTGTTCAAACAATTACTGATGTTGAAGAAGTACATGATTGCACTTCTATGGATAAATCCGAAGTAATGGAATTCTTTAACCAGTTAAGTAGTAAGCAATTTGCAGAGATTCAAAATTTCTTTGAAACTATGCCTAAACTGACTCATACTGTTAAGGTTACTAATCCTAAAACAAAGGTTGATAATGAAGTAGTCTTAGAAGGATTAGCAAGTTTTTTCGCATAGCTCTTCTTCACACTACCCTTAGATCTTATTATGAAGGTAACTTCGCATTAATGCATCATCACAAGTGGAATCTTGAATATATTGATAATTTAATGCCCTTTGAGAAAGAAATTTATTTAAATTTACTAATGGCATTCTTAAAGGAAGAAGAGCGAAGATCAAAAGAGCAGCAAGCAGCTAATGGCTAAGATCACTCCATACAAATTAGCAAGAGTAGGTGCTACACAAGGTAAAGTTGCACCATCGGTTGCTACTGCTCGTTTGACTACCATATCTGTTAATAGATTAGGTAGTGCGGTTACAGGTATGGGTGGAGTAGTTGATGATATAAGAAGGATACAGGTATTAAAGATTAAAGATGCTAAACTTGCAGAAAGGTTAGAGCGTAAGAGATTACAGAGAGAGCGAGACCAAGCTGCAGAGGAGCAGACGGAACAAAATGCCCTTATGAAGAAGGGTGGAATTAAATCAAATTTAAAACCGACTGGTAAACAGAAAAGTTGGTTAGAAAATCTTTTACCTAAATGGCTTCAGTTTCTTAAACCAGTTTTTGACTTTATTGCATCAATAATTGCAATTCCTGTAATTAGGGAAATGTTGAAATGGTGGGGTGATCCTGCAAATAAGGAAAAGATTGAAACTTTTTTCTATAAAGCAAATGTAATATTTACAAAGTTAAAAGAGTTTGGTAGTTGGTTAATTAATGATAAACTCTTTGGTGGATGGAGTAAACTTACTGATTCAGAAAGTACTTTTAAAGAAAGGATTCAAGGACTTGGAGATCTTTTACAAGGGATTGGTGTAGCTGCAATTTTATTAAATCCCTTTTCAACATTTGGATTTGCCCTTACGGGCATGGGATGGTTAATTAAAAATATATCTGGTTGGTTAGCAGATCCTTTTGCTTTTTTACGACTTGATAAACCAAGTGGAAATAGTGGTGGAAATAAGAATTTAGACAAGGGTAAAAGTAAAAAGATAAGTGATAAGCAAAAATTAAAGAATAGGTATCAAAAATATAAAGCTAATAAAGGAGGACTTAATTGGAGGAATAAAGTTAAGTTAAAGACTATCAAACTTCCTGATGGTAGTAAGATTTCATATGATCCCAAGAAAACTAGGGCAAATTATACTTTAAAAGATGGTACTAAGATAACAGTTAAGGGTAAAACTCCTTTTATTGATGGAATAACGAAGAATAAAACTCTTTGGCAAAGTGTTAAGACTTGGGGTTCTAAAACAGGTACTTTCCTTAAGCAGAATCCTTTAAAATCTCTTAAGCAAACTGGGCAGTTTGCACTAAAGCATAAAAAAGGGATTGCTTCAGGTGTTAAAGGTTTTGGAGTTGGTTATGCTATTGATTGGGCTGTTGATAATACCATTATGAAAGGTATTGATGTAGGTTTTCATCAACTTCGTAAGAAAAATATTGATAATGATATAGACAAGCATGGTATTGATAAAGTAATTAATGGTTTAGAGAATGCAATACAGAAAGAATCTAAGTTGCCAAAGGCACCTTGGTGGAATATGGGATATAAACTCTCAGGGGTGCATTACGATGAAAAGAAGATTCAAGAGTTTCAAAGGAGACTTGAGTATGCTAATGAACAGAAAAAGAAGATAGATGGTGGTATATCATCAGAAGTTAAGAATGTTATTAAGAAAGAGGAAAAAAGTACTCCAACGAAAGGTAATTGGTTAACTAATCTTTTTAGTAGTGGTAAGTCCGAATCAAAACAACCTGAAGTAAAAGTAGAAAAGAAAGTAGAGAAAAAGAAAAAGACTAATTGGTGGAGTAATCTATTTGGTAGTAATAAAAAGAAAGAGAAGAAGCAAAATTTTGTTACACCTAGTACAACATTTACAAATAAAGAAGTTACTACTAAAAAGAAACCTTGGTGGAAATTATGGATGTCTGGTGGACAACATAAAAAACTTCCAGAATTTTTTATAGGTAAGATTTTTAAAAAGATTACTAAAACAGTTAGTAATGTTGTTAGTGGTGTAGGTAAGGCAGTTAGTGGTATTGTTGATACTGTTGGTAGTGTAGTTAGTAATCCGATAGTAAGTACTGCCCTATCATTTGTTCCAGGTGTTGGACCTATTATAGGTGCAATAAATGCTGTTAACTCCTTAAGGCAGGGAGATGTACTTGGTGCATTAATGCAGGGTTATGGTGCTTTAGGTAATTTCTCTGCTATTGGTTCTACTGCTAAGTCTATAGTAAACACTCCTGACTGGATGCTGAACCTGCGTATGAGTGGGTTTGGTCAAGGACTTGCTAATATGCATAGTGGTATAAGTGGTGCTATTAGTGGTATTACATCTGGTTGGAACAACTTTATGGGTTCTGACATTGGTAAGTTAGGTAAGAATGTGTTTACAGGTTTGACTGGTGGAGGATGGGGTGGTGCTATTCAACAAGGTCTTGGTATGACTGGATTAATGGATGATGGAGCATTCTTTGGTTCTGGTGGCACTATGTCCAATTTTGGATCATTCTTATCCAATAATAATCTTAGTGGAATTGGTAATATGTTCCCTGGACTTGGGAATATGATTAGTAATAGTCCTTTTGGTGGTTTACCAGGTTTAAGTGAGTTATTTGATGGGTCATTCTCACCTATGAGTGCTATTGGTGGTATGGCAGAGAAGGCAGGTGCAGGTGGATTATTCAGATCTGTAATGGGAATGTATCAAGGAACTACTGATTACTATACTGGAATTAAAGCAGTTGCTGAAGATATTGGAATGGGAACAGAGGCATTTGGTGTAATAGATAAGGGTAGAGATTTATATAATAAGTCTAAGCAATTTGCATTAGAGCAACCTGATATAGAGATTATTCCATTAATAGCACCAATAATACTAGAACAACCTGTGATTGCTCCTAAAGTTAAGAAGCAACTTATGCGTGTGCTTGGATAAATATAAAGAGGTGATCATTTTATAAATGGCAACAACTGTAAAAAAAGGAGCAAAAATTAATTTTTATAAGTTCGTTTCACCTAAAACGGAAGGAGCTCAAGGTGTTGATGCAAATGCAGCACTTACCAATTCATTAAGAGGTAATGTAAGAGCAGTTAATAATCTTGGTAAAACTGTTAATTCTATAGGTAAAGTAGTTGTAAGTATTAAAAAGACAACTCATCAAGCATTAATAGACCAAAGAAAGAATAGAGTAAAATTTAAACCTTTATATAATAAACCTCTTAAAAAAGGAACGATGACTTCCTTTTTAAAGAAAATGTCAACAGGTAAAGTTCCTGGATTTTTGGAATCTCTACTTAAATTTCTTTCTAGTTTGTTTAGTTTTTTTGTTGGAAGAGCAATATTAAAATGGTTAGCAGATCCTAAGAATAGGGATGCAGTAAGAAAGGGTATAGAAGTTATTGGTAAGATGCTTAAGATTGTTGCGTCTTGGGCTAAATTTGGAACCAATATGGCATTTAATGGTCTCTATGAGATGCTTGCGGATGATAGTACATGGTGGGAACGACTGGTAGGATTTGGTAAATTTATTGTAGGTATTGGTACTTTATTATTACCATTACGATGGTTGACTATTGGTGGTGTAGGAAGATTGGTTGCTGATCTGAAAGGATCTATTACTCTTGTTAAGACTGCTATTATAGGAATAAAAACTTGGGTTGCCACGGCAGCTGCAGGACCATTGGCATTCTTGTTTGTTGCTGGTGGTGTTGCTGCTATGGCAGCATTACTGAATAAATTATGGAATCAGCGAGATAGAATTGATGCAACACTTGAAGCAGATGATGCAAAAAGGCAGAAATTAATTGAAGATGGGATGGATCCAGGTAAAGCTGAAGAATTAGTACAAACAACAAGAATTCCTGATGCTGGAGGTAGTGGTACTTTTAATAATACAAACAATTTATGGCAAAATCCTACTGCTATACCTGGTGATTTTGATTTTCCAGGAAGATTCGATTTTGCTAAAGGTGGTAAGTTAGCAGAATTTGCTAGAGGAGGAGGATGGATACATGGATCTCAAAAGGGTTATCCTGTTAGTCTTGATGGAGGAGGAGAACCTGATTTTATAGGACATGGTACAGAATATGTTGCAAGAAAGGGTGATGGTACAGCATTTATAGTTCCTTTTGACACTAAAGCAACTAGAGTTAATCCTAATCTTACTCATACTCGTCTTAAAGAAGCAAAGAGTATGGGGTATGATTTGAGTGGACTTGAGAAAGCAGGTGGAGGTGGTTTAGATAAGAAGATATATTTACATTGGACAGGTACTGGATATAATTTTAAGCAAAAAGGTAATTATCATGCTATTTTCCAAGGTAGTGGTGAAAAATTCCAAGCATCTCCTTATGATACACCACAGAATCATACACGTGGTCGTAATGATAATTCAGTAGGGTTAGCAGCAGCTTCTATGGCGGGTAG